TCAACAAGCGCCGTGTCCAACGCCACGGGCGCAGCGGCAGCTGTCGTCGCAAATGGCACCAACGGGTTTTCGATCTCGCATATGATCGCCTATCTCTTTGCGATCCTCTGTGTCCTCTTGATCATCACCTTATTCGTCCATTTCTTCATCACACCCGTGTTTCGTCTTCGTCCTGGCACTCCGGGCCTCATTCCCGTTCCAGGGCTCGACGATGGAGTCCTCTACTGGTCTTCTTCCTCCACCCAACTTCCCAATGCGACCCTGCCCATTCGCAACCAATCCTATGGATATTCCCTTCATGTGGATATCTTCATTGAGAACCCACTCGTCTTTTCCAACAAGCCCCGCCTCCTGTTTCATCGTGGAGGAGTTCTCAAGGAAGCGCCCTCAGGAAAAACCCTCCTCGGCATTCTAGAGCGCTATAACGTGGCAGTCGCGTTAACGCCTGATACCAATGATCTACTTGTCTCTGTGTTGAATAAGAACCATGGAATGGAAACCAGCATCCTTCCGAATATCCCTGTTCAAACACCGTTTCGCCTAAGCATGGTGATCATGGAACAGGGGATGGAAGTCTATCTGAATGGGCACCTCATGCGCACACGAACCTTTGAATCGGCACCCTTGGACATCACGGGCGACATCGTCCCTGTTCCAGGGATCGCCACCTTACGCCAACTGAAACTCTGGGGACGCGTGCTGAGCGCTTCGGAAATACGGGACGCCACTCCCGCTCTCACTACGGCGAACCAATTCAATCTTGGACCCATTCCGTCTTCCACTTCGTGTACCTCTTCGCTTCAGGATGCTGTTTCCTCTATCCCATCCATTTCGTCATTGCCCACTCTATCGTCTGCCATGTCTAGCGTATCATCTACCGTCTCCTCCCTGTCTGATTCTGCAACCGCCCCTACCGCTTCCGCCCCGTCCGTCCCTACCGCTTCCGCCGCTTCCGCCTCCTCGTAGGAATCCCCTCGGGAGAAGTAGAGAGAATGGAGATTCTTACCCTTTTGCTACAAGCGGTCGTTCTGGCCTGTATCATCTATGTGATCTATTGGATCGTCTATCGACCCGCAGGCCCACAGGATGTGCTACCCTCCCTCACTCCTCTGAGCACCAAGACCGACGTGATGTTGCCCGATGTCACACAAAAAACCGTTCTGGGACCCAGTGGATCCTCCGTCATGGGCTTCTTTTATCTCAAAGGCGGTGATCGCACCGCCCATCATGGCCAACGCTATCTTCCGCTGATTCAAGTGGAAAATAATTGGTGCCTGGAGTCCATGGTAGGATCGCACGAAAAGAATCATCGCACCACCCGTCTTCGAGTGAAAACCACGCAAGGAAGCGTGAAAGAGGAGATCATCGAACTTCCCCCGATTCCCATGCAGAAGTGGGTGTTTCTCGCCGTTCTTCGCGAGGGCCGTCGATTTGATGTCATCTATGATAGCCGAATCGTCGCCTCTCAGCGTCTTGTGAATTATCCCGTCATCATTAGCAGCCCCCTTTCCGTGGGACAGAAAGGTCTCGGCGGATCCGTAATTCATGTGGTCGTCCAGGGACAGCGCATGGCTCCCCATGACGTAGAGAACATTCATTTGAGATATGTGGACAGCAATCATAACATCCTCGAAACCAATTCGATCGACATGAGTCTCCCGTTTCCTACGTTATCGGCACAGTGTCCTCCCGGTTTGCCGTGTCGTGCCCTCACCTCTCCCCCGAAGAATGGGATGAATCAGTGGAGCACCCCCTATGCCTAAACACATTCAGGAAGATTATCCTCGGCTCTGACAGATCATGAACGCCAACCAGGGATCGTTCAACCGCTCGAATGAACAGGGGCCTCTTCCTTATATGATCCCCTATTTGCTCGTCTTTGCGGGCCTTCTTGGAATCTATTATCTGTATCAGTATTTGTTTGGCCCGCGCATGGGCGCCCCCTCGACACTGAATGGCTCCACACGTTCGGCCACGGTCGATCCCAGTCAGCCCATCACGGTTCGCGCCGATCAACTTCCACGTCTCTTTGAAGGGGGAGAATTCACCATCTCTACCTGGATCTATGTGTCGAACTGGTCCTATCGATCAGGTCTGATGAAATCCATTTTGCGCGTGGGAGGGCCGCAATTTGATACCTTTCGAATCTATCTGGGAGGCCGAACACCGAAACTTCACATCCGATTTCACACGCATGAACAAGGGACACCGCACACGAACAGCGCAGACAACAATCTTTCGAAGGCCTCGCTTGCCCCATTATTCACGAATCTGTCCATGGACAGCCAGGTAGGCCACGCTCCCCTCTGCGATCTACCCGAGATTGATCTTCAGCGATGGGTTCATGTGGTCGTATCGGTGAATGCGAAGACGGTGGATGTCTATACGGATGGCAAGCTGGCCCGTTCCTGTGTCCTCCCCGCGCAATACAAAGTGGATGCGAGCGGATATTCGGCAAGCCTGTTGGACTACGGTGGTTTTGGCGGTCAGATCTCCACCACCACGATGTATGATAATGCCTTGAATCCCGAGTCCGTTCATACGCTCTACATGGCAGGACCTGAACCGATTACGTCGTTGGGGGGATGGTTGTCCTCGATGGTCTCTCCAGGTGTATCGCTCTCCATCACGACCTCCTAATCGGATCTCATGTGGTCTCTTTATAAAATAAATCATACAAACTAGTAAAAGGGATGAGCAACGCAAACCGCGGGAACAACGCAAGCAGCGCAGCCCCGAATCAGGCGCAACGAGTGAGCAGTGGGATTCAATCCGCCGTAACCAATGTGGTTCAATCGGATGTGATCACACAAGCACTCTACGCAGTGGTTCTTGTGGGATGCGTGTATCTCCTTCTCGTGTTCGTGGAGATGATGTCAAATTATATGAATCGACTCCATACGAATCGCACGGAGCTGATCCCGAATACATGTCCGACGGATGTGCGAACCAAAATCATTGCTCAGAATCCGAATGTGGCAGGATCCAAGCCGATCTCGCTATCGTCCAATGAGAGAAGCGGAATCGAATTTAGTTATTCGTTCTTTTTGAATGTGAATCCCTCGTCGTTCCGTCAGGAGAAGGGTCTTCTTCATGTGTTCCATAAAGGATATAGCTCACAGTTTCCCCTGTTGGCACCCGGCGTCTATCTGCGTTCGGATACGAATACTCTTCGTGTCTACATGAATACCTACCGCACATGGAACAATTATGTGGAAGTGGATAACTTTCCGATCTCGAAGTGGGTTCATGTGGTCATTAGCTGTAATGAGAACGCACTGGACATCTTGATCAATGGCAATCTGTCCAAGCGCTATTCATTTGACGGATTTACCCCGTATCAGAATGACCAGGATATCATTTGTTTCAGTCAGCGCCAATTGAAACTGGATCACTCTCATGTTCCTTCGGTGGATGAGCATGGCTTTCAGGTATATGGTGCGATGAAGGGCTATCTCAGTCGTTTGACCTATTTTAATTATGCGTTGTCGTATTCAGAGATTCAACAGTTGCTGTCGCAAGGACCCTCGACGGCGATGGATTCGGAGGTGATGGATTCCTCGGCTGCTCCGTATTTGGATGATACGTGGTGGACAAATCATAACTAGCGGGGGACACTGCCCGCCACAGGCGGGCGTTTCCCCCGTGCCCCCTCTCCATGGTGGAGACGTTCCGTCCCCATACCCCTCCATGGGGACACTTCGCGTCCCCATACCCCTCTCCAGAGGAGAGGGCGTGAATTCTACCTCATTGTTCACCGTGACCCCCAGTGGAGACGCAAGCGTCCCCACACCCCTCTCCCTAGGAAAGGATTGTTTACCGTGACCCCATTGTTCACCATGGTGGAGACGTTCCGTGTGCTTCACAAACACACCCCTCTCCCTAGGAAAGGATTGTTTACCGTGACCCCATTGTTCACCATGTCATAGTGTTAACCGTGTCTCATTGTCTATTGATCGTGTTTTCTCACACATCTATCCCTCGAATGGGTTATGTTTGTGAAGCCTGTTATGGGATAGCTCCTAGGGAGAGGGGTGTGGGGAAACGAAGTGTCCCCACCCACCATATTAAAGGATGTCGATACATACTAGTAACACCAATGCCAGGAGGGGGGTTGTTTTCTCTCGTCGCCTACGGAGCACAAAATGTTCTTCTGAGCGGCAATCCAGATTTCACCTATTTCTATAAAACATACAAGAAATATGCGCACTTTGCGGAAGAGTCTGTGACATTCGCCATGGATGGCCCCCAAGATCTCCTCTACGACCAGCCCGTCCAGGTGCGCTTTAAGCTCCAGCGTATTGCCGACCTGGTGCGCGACATCTATTTTGTCTTTGACCTACCCGATATTTATTCGAAATTTGTCCAGCTGCCCACCGCATCCGGCCGCACGTCTCAATACAATTTCGCATGGACACGATACATCGGTTGTCATATCATTCAGAACATGGCCTTTTTCATCGGTGGACAAAAAATCCAGGAATGCGGGGGGGACTATTTGATTGCCAAGGCGCAGTGCGATATGGATTCCCTTACCTATGAAAAATGGCGGGCGCTCGTGGGAGATGTGCCAGAACTGTATGATCCCGCAAATGGTCTTTATCATGGTGGCTCCGCAGGAGGCGGATATCCCACGGTGTATAACAATAATGGCCCATCAGGATCGACGACCACCCCGCCGAATGTGAATCGCCCTTCCATTGCGGGACGAACCATGTCCATTCCGCTCCCGTTCTGGTTTGCGGAATCCACCTTTGAGGCCCTTCCCCTTGTCGCGCTCCAGTATCATGAATGCGAAATTCAGATCACGCTCCGCCCCATTCGCGAACTCTATCGCGTCTTAGACATCAATGGGGTTCAAGTCGCGCCAGGGTATCAGTTCCACCCCTCTCCGATTCCCTCGCAGCCCGAGAATGTATACTATACGTCTGTATCCGATATTAGCGACGTGATCATCAGCCAATTTCTGACGGACATTGGAACTCCTGCCCCGCTTCTTCCATCATGGGCCTTTCAACCGCGCATTCAGATGACCTATGTCTATGTGACCGATGAGGAGCGTCTCCAGTTTTCCTCGGAGTCGCTGTCGTATCTGGTTCGACAAATTACGACCTATGAGTTTGATTCGATCACCTCACGACAACTCGTAGAATTGGACACTCATAATCCAGTCGAACGCATTTTGATTCTTCCGCGGCGTTCCGATACCACCACGTATCGAAATGAATTGTGGAATTTGACCAATTGGGTGAATCCCTCTCAGCCACCGTATCTCCCTCCTGGAGGAGGATGGCCCTCCAATGTTCAATACACGGACTCGTCTGGGCAGACCGTGTTGTATGGTCAGCGATCCATTGTTCGTTCCCTGTCGATCTTAGGAGATGGAAACCCGCTTCAAGAGGAGAAACCCATCACCTACTATACCCAGGTCGTTCCATGGAAATATTTGAAGGGTCTTCCCGACTCAGAGATGATTGTGTATCCCTTTGGATTGACCTCGCCGACACCTCAGCCCGATGGCAGCATCAACAGTAGCCGCATCAAATTGTTTCAAGTCGATCTCAATGTCTATCCTCTTCCCGCCAATAGTTTATATCAGTATGATATCACGATGTATGTGGAGAGTTTGAATTGGGTCACGATCACCTCTGGAATGGGAGGACTCAAATATGCCCTGTAAGCGGGATACGATGACCGTCACGTGACCGTTGCGAGCTCATAACAGATTCAATAAAATCCGTTGTGGCTATAGAATGTCAGAGGAGACAAAAGACCCCTCCCTCTTTCAGACCTTTCAGAACACAATCTCGTCTCATGTGAATCGTGCCACGGCCTATGTCACACAGAAGATACCACTATTGTCCAAAGGCACACGCAACAAAGAGAAGGCATCTACGGACTCCTTTGCGGATTCTCCTCCCGCTCCTGCTACGCCCAAAAACTACACAGTGATCGCCACGTCTCTCACCGATGTGGTGTCACAGCTTCAAGGACTCCCCACGGATTCCACCGGTCTTCGCGATGCGCTAACGAAAATCATTGCGATTCTTCAAGATGTAACGAACACGCTGCTCCAAGATGATCCAAGCGCCCGTGATCAGTCTCACGCCAGTGCGATCACGGGAGTCATTCAAAACCTCGAGAAGTTGTCGGCCGATTCCTCCACCACGGTGAACCCATCCAATGTGACCACGGTCACCGCCATTGCGATCACAACGCTGAATACGGTGGCCAGCACCATGACGCAAGTGAGTGTCTCGGGTATCTTCAATAAGATCGTCGACATCATCAAACAGGTGATCTATCCCCTTCTGATTCTGTATCTGGCCTCCCTTGTCTCCAATGAGATGATTGTCTATCCTGCTCCTGTTCGTCTTCTGTTTTTCCTGTTTGTTCTGGCCGTGTGCTCGCTTTTTTCTCCTGCCACGGTGATTCTTGTCTTTTATTATCTGATGAAAGCGGGATACAGTTACTATCGAAATCAATTGGAGGATCGTGAAGGAGATACGACACCCATACGCATCTATCCGCGACTCTTTGCGGTGCTCCCCCTTACGACGACTCCTGCAACTTCCCTTCTTGGACGATTGTTTAAGTATCCCTTCCATTATCCTAAGACGGAAGAGGATCGAAAGGAGTTAGAACGGACGGATGGGAAAGGGGCGAAGAGCATCATGGATGAATACATGGAGGCGTTAGAAGAATCGTTTCCCTATGGAGAAACAGTGAAAGGGGCGGAACCGTTTGCGGATCGCTATGCGACAGTGGAAAAGAATATGAAACGTCTCCATCAGGCTCCTGCTGCGCCTGCGAATGCTGCTGCGCCTGCGAATGCTGCTGCGAATGCTGCTGTGCCACCCCCTCTTCCTCCCACGATCGTCCCCACAAAGACGACAGCCCCTACGAACACTTCAAAGGCACTCCCTGCGACGATTGCTCCTGTGGCAAAGGCACTCCCTGCGACGATTGCTCCTGTGGCAAAGGCACTCCCTGCGACGATTGCTCCTGTGGCAAAGGCACTCCCTGCGGTGACAGCTCCTGTGAACACTTCAAAGACACTCCCTGCTATCTCTCCCAAGGAGCCCCTTCAACAAGGAGGCGCTCTCAAGACACGAAGCCCCACCTCAGGCGGGTGGACATGGAATGGAATCTAAACCGCTCCCTCTCTACATACAGAAATGACGATCGTCGTATCGGTCGTCACTCCTACATATCAACGCCGTCGTTTTATCCCCG